TCAAGTCCCTCCTCCGCTACCATCACAACCCCCTGAAATTACGGCACAAAATGCGGCGCGGCCGATCAAATCGGGTCGTTTTCATGTTGCATCGGTGTTGCGTCGTTTTCCCCGGTTTTCCGCCATTTTCATCAGGCTATCGGCAGCTCCATGCAACATGGATGCAACATGAGATGGCGTGAAAATGGCCGGGAGCGATACGCCAAACCCCCGGCCACTCAGTGCGCGCCCACGCTCACCGTAGGGCCGCACCATGTCGGAGTTTACCCACTACCGACTAACGGGGATGCTTCGCGCAACATCAGCCGCAGGAGCACCCTTCCTTTCTCGTCAATCCGCCCAATCAATGAAGCTCAGCGCGTCCTCGATCTTCTGAGGATCAAGGCCCGCATCCTTTGCCTGCGCCATCGCCTGCACCATCGCGCCGAAGGCCCGCGCCCTGCCGCCCGCGTCGAACGCCTGCGCCGGCCGCACAACATCGATCATGACCGTGCTCGCCAGCTTGAGCGTAGCTTCCTCGGCAATGAGCTGCGCCAAGGGCTGGAGCACCCATTGCGCCAAATGGCGTTGCGCTTCCCTCACCAGCGGCCCTTGCGCGTTCGCGGCGAACAGCGCGGGCAGGACACCGAAGGCGGCGAAGATGGCATTGCGGGACTCAGCCAGCGATAGCACGGCCTGGCTGCCTTGCAGATCGGGCGTCACATTCTGAGGGCGCCAGTCCTGCGCCGGGGCTGGTCCACCGGCTGCCGTGACATTGACCGATTCGCGGAGCATGACGCGCCCGCGCCGACCACGGAAGCCATGTCCCAAAACCTCAAGGTCCACGTCCTGGCTCTCGGGGAATGGCACCACCTGGCTACCCAAGGGCGCGTTCTCGTAAACCTCGCTCAGCGCTGTCTCCAGCGTGTGCAGCAGGCCGGCAGTCAGTTGCGAGCGCCGCAAGGGTGCCTGCCCAGCCCAAGGCGTGCCGGGATCAGGAGCAAGGCGGAAATGCAGCACCTCGGCAGCCAGCACGGTTTCATTGCGCCCGCCGCCGATCTCGGGCACCGACACGCGATAGGCGCGCGGGATGCCGTCGCGGGTGCTCAAGTCCCAATCGATAATCGGGATCAGCTGATCGCGGATCAGGAAAACCGCTTCCCCGCGCAGGGCCAACGCCCGCGCCGTTATGCCCATATCGAACCGGGTCAAGAGGTCCGTGCCCTGCACGTCAGCCAGCGACAGGCCCGACTCCCACAGCGACACGCAGGTCTGAACAGCCGCGGTTAATTCGCCAAGGCCCGAGCGGCCCGAGACATAGGCTTGCCGCGCCGCCATGATTTGCGACGTGTAGCCCGTGCCCGGTGCCGAGCGGGTTTCGCGCTTGCCCCAAAGGCGGCTCAGGAAAGCCATGGCGTGGCACTCCGGTAGGCGCGCAGAAGATCAGCCGCGCCGCTCTCCTGCATGGCTCGGGCAATCCGATCCGGGGAGAAGCTCGTGCTCTCGCTCATGTCGCCAACGCTCAGCGAATGGGAGCGGACACCAGCGGGCGCCGAAACTTCCGCCGCGAAATAGGCTGCCAGCCGCTTGACCGCTATTGTGACGATTTGCGGGACTGGACCCGCGCCGACGCTTGCTGTCAGCTTCACAACGCCGTTAGGCAGGTGATAGCCGATGCTGCAGGGCGTGGGCGAGAAGGTCACGCCGCTCTCCATGATCTCGCCTTCGATGCTGAGCACGGGGCCGAGCGGAGGATACCAGACGCACCCGGTTTCGCCCTGGACGATCCATTCAACCTCCCGCGCCGTGAAGCGCACCTTGGTGTAGTGCTCGACGCGCATCCACGCGACGGCGAGGTCATCGCCCGTCACGCCCTCCACTTCTGGATAGGCTTCGGGCGCGCCTTCGGTTTGCCGCAGATTGAGGTTCATAGTCTCCACCTGTTCAGGGGATGGATGATGCCGTTGCGGGGCACCGGATCGAATTGGAAGTGCCGCAGGTCCGCTTCCGTCTCGTCATAGGCAGGGCGCGTCACCATGCTCAGCTCGAACAGCACCGCCGCAAAGATCGTGCGAATGAGCGCGTTGCCGAGCGACGGGTCTTCCTCGGTCGTTTCCTCGGGATTCGCGACCGCCTCGGGAGGCGCCACGCGAAAGCCCGGGCTGATCCCGCCAATGAGGCCGGCAGCGAAAGCCGCCATGAAGTCCATCGCCCATGACGTGCGCTGAATGTCGGGCGTCAGGATGGCGGTGAAGTCCAGCGCCGCGTCGGTGTCATCAAGGATCAGCGTGCCCGCCTTCTTGGACGCCAGCGGCTTGTCGAACGAATGACCGATCAGCAGGTGAATGTCGCGCTCGGGATCGTCCACCGCGAAGGAGAAAGCCTTGGGGGCAAATTCCTCCTTCTTCGGCCTGCGCCCGTTGCCGCCTGAATCCAGCACAGCCCTTTTCTTGTAGGGGAAGCGCCCCTTGAGGCGGCGAGTGCCATCACCCGCCGCCCGAAGCTCCAGCCCCCCATCAAAGACGGGGGCCGTCATTATGCGGCTTCCAGCTCAAGGCCGGTCACAAGCTCAAGCTGCGTCCCGCGCGCGACCGTCACGTCTGCCGTGGTCAGGGCCGTCAGGCGAAGCCCGCCCGATTGTGCATCGGTGAAGGGATCGCGGATCAGGTCCACAGCGCCCCACAGGCCAACGAAGATCGGTGCCACGCCGCCTGCGCTGGTCGAAAGCAGAACCTGCGTCTCGGCAGGCGTGCCCGAGGGTGCGGCGAGCGCATTGGTCGTCATCACCGGTGCCGGGATATTCTTCACGAACCGATCCCATTCGGTGATGCCTGTGCCCGTGAACGCCTCGATGTCGTCCATCGCATCCCACAGTTCCGGGCGCACCAGCGCCTTGACCGCGCCGGGGCCGGTTGCCGCGTTGGCGGTCATGAAGCGCACGACAGCAGCACGCAGGGCGCCCCAGGAAGCGAGGTCCGCCGCATCGGTGGAGGCGATGCCGTAGGTCGCCACGCCAGGAATGACGCCCAGCGGCTGCCCGCTCGATCCGGTGCCAAGGAAAATCGCCTTGTCCAGTTCGGCGGCCATGGTGCCGTTCATATCGCGACGAATGGCCTGCTCCAGCGCATCGCCCGATTGCAGCAGCGACTTGCGGGTGATCCGCATATGGATGCCCAGGTGCTGCTCAGGCTTCAAAGCCTTGTCGGTCGTGGCGTAGGTCGTCGGGCCTGCGACGTTGGCGGTTTCGCCATTGGCCCAGCCTGCCGTCACGGCAGAGGTCGTCACCGGCCATTCCACCGCACCCGATCCGACCGTGATAAGCTGCGCACCCATCTGCGCGGCGACCGAGGCGGGAAACAGGCGATCGATGATAGGACGGGTCACAATCGGGTCAGGAGTGCCCGACGCGACCGTCTCACCCGCGCGCACTTCCAGCGCCATCAGCGGGACGGGCACGCCGCGATAGCCGCCAGCGCTGCGAAGCTCCTGCACGACTTCGGCAGTCCGGCCCGACAGGGCGCGGCCTTCATCGAGCGCAAGCACGACCTGGCGCATCTCGAAACCGGCGACCAGTTCGGCAAATTCGCGGTCAGAGCGGGTTTCCAGTTCGGCCCCGGCTTCGCGGCGCTCGCCATCCTCGGCAACCAGCGCGGCCCGGTAGCGGGTTTCGTTCGTGCGATATTCCGCGTCGAGCGTTTCCATCGAGCGGGTTTCGTCCTCAGTGGGCGAAGCCTTGCCGACCAGAGCGGCGAGTGCCTGACGGATTTCCGACTGGCGGCGGGTGATCTTTGTCGATTCAAGCATTGGTCTTTTCCATTCCTGTTAGGAGGTTTTTCCACGCTGCTCGGGCGGGACTCATTTCGGCCAATCCCACCTCCACCCGCGTCTTGCGGGAGTGGCACTGGACGCAGAGGCATTGGAGATTCTGGAGGTCGTAGGGGGCGCCGCCGTCGCGGATCGGCTTGATATGGTCGACTTCGATGCGGCCCTTCGCTTCGCACTGGACGCACTTCCACCCGTCGCGCCGCTTGGCCTGCAACCGGACGGCTTTCCATTGTTCGGTCCGGTAGATTGCGGATCCTGCGCGCGGGTATCTCATGCCCATGCGAACCGTGCCTTTCGGGCAGGCGATGCGATGCGCCGCGCTCCCTCGGCTATCGCCAGCACCGCAGCCGCCGCCGCGTCGATGCGCCCCAGCGAGCGCGCCTTGGCGAGCTTGTGATTGCCGGCAGGATCAACCAGCGTGATCGCCTCCGCGAAGGCCGAGCGCAGCAGCAGCGAGGGAACCACCTTCACATGCCCGTCGAACAGCGCACGCCGGAACCGCTCAATATCCTCCGCGCCATCCTTCCAGCCGAAGCCGCGCCAGATGAAGGGAGCGCGCACATTGGCCTTCGCCAGCGCTTCGACAAACTCAGCATGGCGGAACCGATCGCCCACGATGCAAGCCGGGGTGATGCCATCGAGCCTACGCACGATCTCGGCTATCCATGGGCCGGGGGGCACGGTCGCCTCGCCCAGCGTGAACAGTTCCCCGCGCTCCTGCATTTCGACATAGCGGCCCGACACGCCATCGGACGCGCCGCGATCGGCAAGGGTGGGCGATGTGGAGAAGGTGCCCAGCGCTTCTAGGCGTCCCGTCTCAGGCCAGTAGCAAGCCGCCGCGCTCATCGAGCGGGAGCCGCCCAGGTCAACGCCAAGGATGCAGGGGCCTTCGCGCGCCGGCAGTTCGTCGGGCGAGACTTCGGCACTCAGCCACTCGTCCACCGTGACCAGCACCGAACGATCTTCGCTCGACACGCGCTCATTGCGGTTGAGGTTGCGGAAGCTGGAGAGGGCCGAGCCGCCGCGAGCGATGGCCCGCCGTGCCTGCGCGACCAGCCAGTCAGGCGAGGCGCCGATGCCTTCACGCGCGCCGGGATTGGCGACCAGCAGCGAATCCAGATCATCAGCCGGAAGGCCGAAGGGCGGGCGATGCTCCTGCACATAGGAACCGGGGGGCGGCTCATCCAGCCAGCGCGAGAAGGTGTTGGCGTCGTCCGGTGCGGAGGTGCTGATGATGAGCGCCTTGCCGTCGCGCTTGCCGAGGCCCGAAAGGATGGCGTTCTCCAGATTGTCGCCCTTGTCGCGCTCCCATGCCGCCCGCTCGTCAAGGATCGCCAGCGTGGGCGCACCGCCAAGGATGGATTTGCCGTCAGCCGGAATAACCCGGATCAGCCCGCCGCCGCGCTCGCTATATTCGACTTCCAGTTTCGAGCCGCGCCGGATGATGAATAGCTCTTGCTCCGCTTCGGGCAGGCCGTCGATGAAGCCGACCACGAATTGGAACGCCGTCTTGGCCTGGTCGCGGTTGCGCGCGGCGATCAGTATCTCGCGCCGGGGCTGAGTATCCCACACGCCCATGACGCTGCCGAGCGCGATGCCCGCCGCGAGCGCCGTCTTGGCATTGCCGCGCCCGATCGAAAGCACGCCGACCATGACGCCCGGCGCCATTGCCCCGCGAATGAACTGACGCTGATATTCCGCCAACTGGAGAGGCTCGCCAGCCTTCGGACCCTCGGGCACCAGCAGGGTTTGCAGGTATTCGATGACCGTCTCAGGGGTCATTCCTTCCCCGGAATTTTTGGGAGAGAGAGTCCGACAGCCCCGCTCCGCGTGCGCACCCTCCCCCCCATCGGGCGGCATTGGGACCAGATCAGCGGCCTTGCTCATGCCCGAGCCTGCACGACGAAATGCACAGCGTCCCCGATCACGCGCTGCACCGGTCGCACCGACAGAATGGTGTAGGTCAGCCCCCCGGCTGCGATTGTGTCGTTGGGTTGTGGGCGGTCCAACGCTTCACCGGGGGGCTGCAACACGCCAACGAGATCATCGGCGTGTATCAAGCTGGCGGCGATCAGATCAGTCTCAGCAGCCGTGGCAATGAACTTGAGCGTCTCGCTCAGCGTCGTGCTCGTGGTCGTGCCGGTCGCGGGATCATAGCCGCCAACAACCGTGCGCGACAAAACCACGTCGCTGCCGTGCTTATCAAGTATCCGCGCTGAAAACGCATGAAATGCCCCGCCCATGTGAACATAATACAAGCAGAGTTATTGTTGAGCAACAAACACTATCCGCCTATGATCATGTAATTAAATGCAATTCAGTGTAGTAATAAGCACGGCGCGCGACTGTAGGTATTTATACAGTAATGCGCTTATCGGTGCGGTTCATCCTTGATGATGAACACGGCACAGATCGGACACAAGCGGCGCCCGATTTTTTAGGGCCTATTCGCTCGCATTCTTCTTTCACGCAGCGCGCGAGGCGCCCGCCGATTTTTCCAGTTCAGCCATCTTGAGTTGCAGCCGCACCCGATGCGCACTCGACAGCGCCTTGCCATCGTTCAGGAACTTGGACAGCGTGCCGCCCGGTATCCGTGCAGCCTCGGCAAGCCGTGACTGCGTTCCCGCAGGGCTGGCCTGCAGAAGGGTTTTCAATTTCATTCTGATCTCTGTTTCGATCAGGTCGTCAGGCAGCACGACGCCGAAAGGCTCACCCGTGTTTCCAGTGCTGACAGTGCCATGATTTGCGCTACGCCCATGGCTAACTGTTTGTGTACCAATTATTGATACACCCCCACGGTCGGAAAAATGGCTTGTTTCCGTCGATGCGGTACCAATTTTTGATACCGTGACGGGCGATGTTTCCTTGAGTGTCCCAATTTCTGGTACCGCAGCGATCAATTTTTGGGACCGCGTTTTGTTTCCACTCGGCTCCCACTTCTCAAATTCGCGTGTCGGGCCACCGTGCCCAGGCCACGGCAACCACGTCAGGCGCCATGATGTTGCCGGCCCACCCTTCACCTGAAAGAAGCCGCGATCGACTGGTCTGATGAAGCCATGCTCCTCCAGTTCGACCAGCAGCTTGTGCGCCGTGTTCTTTGAGACATCGATCAGCTCGGCAGCATGACGGGCGGACATGAACAGGTCGCCGTTATTGTTGCCGTGCTCCAGCCGCATCATGGCGACCAGCAGCTTAACCGCGTTGCCCGACAGATCGCGCCAAGCCGCGCAGCCAGTCATGGAATGGTAGAGGCGGATATGGCGGGGTTCATGCCCCCGCCTTGTGTTCTTGGCGCCTCCTGCCATTAGGTGCGCACCTCCACACATTCCGCACGCAGATGCGCTCGCAGCACTTCACGCTGATTGATCGGCCCTTCGCTCTGGTCCATCCCATAAAGCGGGATGGTGTCGTGCTCAGGCTCGCGCTCGTCTATGGCTTCGCCTTGGTCATCGACGCCGACGTCCGGATCGCTGATGGGGCACCCGGGACCGGGCATATAGGCGCTGTGATCGGCAAAGTCGTCCTCGGCCAATGACCCGTCAAGCTCGTCGCCGTTTGCCTCCAGATCAGCATCGCCGTCCGCAAGGTCGAGCAGACCGATGGCTACTTCGATGAAGCCTGCAAGCTGGTCGCGCCCGAACGTCGCCAGCACCCGGGAGATTGCCGCAGGGGGCGCCGGCTGGCGCGAGGGATGATCGATTACCTTCATGCTCATGCCCCCTTCGCCAAGTAGGCTTCCACGCGCTTGGCGGTGCGGCTGGTGACGCGCCGGCCCTTGCGCAACTCGAACACGAAAGAGGGGTCATTGACGACTTTGCGCCCGAACACGGTCGGGGACGTGCCCCGCGCGATGATGTGCGCTTCGATGCGCGCCAGGAGGGGGAAGGCGTCGAGCGTGTCGGGGCGATAGTTTGCCCGCGCATCAGAGGCGACAGACTGTTTCAAGAGTGCTACAACAGTGCGGTTCATTTGGTATGCTCCATTTTGAACAGGTCGGGGATGACGGCTCCACCCGTCACCTCGACCGCCTTTCTTCACTTGCCGATCCCATCACCGAGACAGGTCCGGTCCACGATCCGCCAGCCGTGCGTCAGACGCAGGCCCGATGCCCAGCCCCGAGCCTGCTTGTGCGTCGGGAACTCAGCGCCCAGCACTTCACCGGGGACGGGCGGGACGATCTTCACGTCAAAATTCGCCGTGAAGGGTTCATGGGTTATTTCGATGATGCGCTCAGTCATTTGCTTTCCTCCACCGCCTGCTTGACGATCTCAGGGAAGGCGATGCGAGTAAGGCCGACGATGCCTTGGGGCGCCTGCTTGCTCCAGCCGTCCTCGATGAGCCGCGAATAAGGGGTGTTGTTGACGAGGTAATAAACCTTGCCTGTCGCCTGCTCGGGGATGGCGGCGGTGATGCGCCCCAGCGTTTCCGATCCGGTGGGATCAACGCCTGCGATCTCGCCTGTAGGTCGCGAGCCGATGCCCAACTGCCAGTTGGCGCGGAAATGCCCCCCGACATATCCCGCTGGCGGCGGCGACACCCAATAGGCACCATCCCCGACAGGCGAACGCTCGTCCAGTTCCGCGGCGACCTTTTCGACAACGCGCTTCACCACGTCATCGGCCTGCGCCTTTGCCTTTTCCGAGAAGGCTTTGAGCTGGTCTGCAAAACCGCCCATAATCAGGCTTCCCCGTGCGCAGCGTCCGAGCGAAAGGCTGCTTCAAGCTCGCTCTTGCGGAAATAGAGGCGCTTGCCTTTGCGGATCACCGGCAGTTGGCCGCGCTCCACCATGGCGTAGATGTTCCGCTCGCTGATGATCCCTCCGGTAAATTCGGAGGCCGCGCGAGCACCTGAGAGGAGGTCTTGTGACAGCATTTTCATCTGCTCCTTGCTTGAAGATAAATGTTGCATTTATCTCTTAACTCCGAGCGATCAATGCAGTCAATAGACAAATGTTTCACTTCCTTTCATACGGACCACATGGGAATCAAGTTTTCATTCGCACAGGTGTCGTCGATTCTTGAGTCGGTCCACAGGATCGCACCTGTCCATTCTTCAGCGTTTCGGGCGCGATTGAAGCATCTTCAGCGTCTCGGCTTTCCCTCCGGCATAAACACTGGGAAGGGGAAAGCCGCCGCCTACGGATTCCGTGAACTGATGATGCTGGCGGTGGCTCTGCAACTGATTGAGATTGGCATGTCACCTGAAAAGGCCACGGGCATTTGCCAAGCGAACGAGAGTGATATTGTTCGCTACACCGTGAAAGCCATAAATCTAGCGAACAGCGACAAGAAAATGGAGTACTTCTTGGTTGTACACCATTCATCCCTAGAAAATCTGCGGGCGGAGCGGGAAGAAGATCAGCATGACGACTATCGACAATCTGCAATAGTGATTGGTCACACTGAGCTTTCCCGCCTTTTAGCTAACAAGCTTTCTCCATTTGAACGGCTTTCTATAGTTAGCCTTCACGTGCTCATCCTCAGCATCTACGGAGGCGCTACAAAAGAAGGGCTGAATATCGGAGAGAGCATCGCGGATTCTATCGTTGAGTTGATAAACCATGACCAGCATCCGCAAACGTAGCTGGAACGCCCCTGACGGGTCCGAAAAGACGGCCTGGCTTGTCGATTACCGCGACCAGGCCGGCAAGCGCCGCGCAAAGTCCTTTGCCCGCAAGAAGGATGCTGAGGCATGGCTGGTAGGTGCCGCGTGGCAGGTGAGCCAAGGCGTCCACACGCCCGACAGCGCATCCGTGACGGTCAAGAAGGCTGCCGAGCTATGGATCGAAAAGGCCGAGGCGGAAGATCGGGAGCGATCGACGGTCAAGCAGTATAAGGAACTGGAGCGGCTGCACATCAGCCCGCTGATCGGCAGCGTGAAGCTCTCCCGCCTCACCATGCCGATGGTCGAACAATATCGGGACGACCTGATAGCAACCCGGTCGCGTGCCATGGCCGGCAAGGCCGTTCGGGCTCTCTCCATGGTGCTGGCAGAGGCGCAGCGCCGGGGGCTGGTCGCGCAGAATGTCGCCAAGGGCGTGAAGGTCGTTCGTCAGGGGCGCGAGAAAGCCAAGATCGAGATTCCCACCAAGCAGGAACTCAAGGCCCTGCTCACGGCAGCCACCGACGACGAAAAGCCGCTCATCATGACAGCGATCCTCACCGGCCTGCGCTCGTCCGAGTTGCGGGGGCTGCGGTGGGCCGATGTGAATTTGAAGAAGGCGACCATCAGCGTCAGCCAGCGCGCCGACCAGTGGGGCGAGATTGGACCGCCCAAGAGCGCGGCAGGTTTCCGCACCGTGCCGATCTCCCCTGCCCTTGTGACCGTCCTGAAGGCGTGGAAGCTGCGCTGCCCCAACTCGACGCTCGATCTCGTCTTTCCGACCACGACAGGCACGCCACAGCTTCACCAGAACATGCTCAGGCGGAAGTTCATTCCCCTACAGGTGCGGGCGGGCGTCACGCGCCCCAAGCTCGACGCCAAGGACAAGCCCGTGATGGATCAGGAGGGCCAGCCCGTGCTCACCGGGCGCTATGGCTTCCACGCCCTGCGCCATGCCGCCGCGTCCGGCTGGATTGCCCAGCGGATCGACCTCAAGCGCCTGCAAATCTGGATTGGTCATGAGAATATCCAACTCACGATCGACACCTATGGGCACCTGATTGTCGATGCTGGCGGGGATGCCGACCTGATCGCGGCGGCGGGCGCGGAAATACTGGAAATGTGAGGGCCGGATTTAGGCTTGCAACATGGATGCAACATGAGGCAGGAAAACGGCTGAAAAGCGTGCCTTTCCAGCGGAATCATAATCCGCGTGTCG